GGAAGACCTTGCGGTACTTGTAGCATTCTCTATCATGGGACTGCTATGTAAAAAATTCCAAGTCAGCAGGCCAGCACTGCTGATAGGGTACCTGTTGAGTGACAGGATATACAATCTCACTTATCAATTAACATCCTTACATACGGTAAATGATGTAATCACAAGACCGATCTTTATTTTCTTAATGATCTGTGTTATACTATTACTGTATTGGGGAATAACAAAACGGAGTAGACTAGACTATGCTTAAGAAAACAATAATGGCTTTGGTGTTAATGACAACAACAGCCTTGGCAGATTACAATTTAATCGTGCCTCAAAAACCTTCTGGCGGAACTTCTGTGTGGGCACAGATAGTTGTAGCAGAATGGGAGAAACACCTTGGAGAAAAGATCAACTTGATCTACAAGCCAGGTGCTAGAGACCAATTGGGACCAAACGAGTTTCAAAAGGAACTAAGATTCGACGACAAGACTATATTAGTATCACATGGTGGTAACGGTATATCATATCTTGTTGAACCCGTTGAGTACAATTACTTTGATTGGGAATCAGTAGGACACATGAATCTAAACATCATTGTGGGTGCAAGGAACAAGGCAGACACAAAGAACGGACCTATACAGTTTCCATCGGGATCTGGAATGACTCCAGAGATCATGGCAATCGTTATGTTGCTTACAGGACCAAACGGTGATCCAGTTAAGACATTTGAGGACAAGATAGTATGGGTAAAAGGAATGAAAGGATCTGAGAGAAGACTTGCATTCATCAGAGGTGACTTAAATGCTACAAGGGAAAACCCTGCCGCATACAAGAAACACGTGATGCCAGTGATAGGCAAAGGCGATGCATACACTTGGTTCCATCATGGACTATTAAATGTTAAGACAGGTGATCATGATGCTGATCCTAACTTCACAGAACCAACATTTGAAGCACTGTATGAATCCACGTACGGAGTTGCACCAAGTGGTGACTTCTATGATGCATACAAACTTGTCAAGAGTTGGAGAGATGCACTACAGAAAGCATTCTGGGTGAACGCAGGCAATCCAAACAAACAAAAACTTGTTGACGCTTTGGACAAGATGATCAAGGATCCAGAGTCAGTGGCCGCTATCGAGAAGAAAGTGGGCAAGTACGAATGGAGAACAGGTGCAGAGGGTGATGCCGCGGTGAGAACACTGAAGTCATTCATCACACCAGGTGCATTGAAAACACTATCTGATTTTGGAAAGAATCAATTGGGTTACAATGCCGTGTACAAGGAAGAGCTGACAAAATAATGTACATACTGTTTACAGGGGCACCGGGATCAAAATGGAGTAGTGTCGTTAAGAATATCTACTGGAGTGATGACATAGATCACACAGACTATTCAGAGGCTAGAACTTACTATCACGATGCTGATACCCCTGGACGCAGTCACTTGATGCACATCGGTGCATATTGGGATCCGGGCATGGAGTTTGAAAACACAGATTGGGATGGACCATTCAAAAGTAAAAGAGGGTTTGAGGGTGCAGACGAAATGTCAGGCAAGCGTATCATAAAATCACACACGTTCGCACATAGACTCAATCAATTAAAAGCACAGGACCGCACCATTGTGATGGTTTACAGGAATGATCATGAGTGTTTGGAATGGTGGAAACTGTGCGGAGAGTTCAACATCACGTACCCCAACTACCAACACTTCGAGAACTTGGACAAGATGTGGGAACACATTCAATCAGAGAACAAAGACATAATGCAGTTCGTCAAGGACAATAAAGAAAGAATTTACAAACCCAAGGACAATGTGGACCTTTGCAGGCTATTGGAAATAAGTTTCCCTAACAAAGGACGACTACACAATTACGCACAGAAAGGAATACAGGTGTATGTCTACAAGTAATTGGGAAGAAGCAAAAACAAGAAGCAACTATCATTTCAATAAGTGGCACCGAGACACGGACTGTGTCGAACACCTAGGCAAGTTCACAGGTGGATGGCAGACGGAACTACAAGCGGTCATGGAAGATGCCAAACCATTGAATTGGGGCAACCGTAGGGAAGGCACAGGCAGAGAAAATATCAACGTCAATGTAGAAGCAGAAGAGAATGATCTAAAGACAGCAGGCGCTGATCCCAAGATGACCATATACAGAGGACTGGCAGACTTCACCAAGTGCCCAGCACTGCAAAGGATGACAGACTACTTTGCAATGACTTCTACAAAATCTAAACTGCACATACAGTTCACAGGGGAGGTGTTGAACATGCACATAGACAAGTTGTATGATCTAGATGCCGACCCAAATAATGTTGTTCGTATAATGGTAATGTTGCAGGATTGGGAACCAGGACAGTTCATAATGTATGGTAACGAACAGTTCGACAGATGGAGGGCAGGTGACATACACAAATTTGATTGGCCAAACATTCCACATGCAACGGCAAACGCCAGCAATAAACCTAGACCCATGTTGGTAATCACAGGTGTAATGACAGACAAGACTAGAGAAGTACTATCAAAGCCGATCAAGAAAAAGGTTTGATCCGTTATACTTCTAATATATAATATCAGTACATGAACAAAAAAATATTTGCTAGACTTCTAGCGGACACACAGAATGATCTCACAAAAATAACACAACCATATATCTTGGAAACGTTCGGTGTGGATGTGAAAAGGTGCGACACACTAGAACAATATGCACAAAACATAGATGATGCCTGCCTACACAAATACTTCTCAAAGTATTGGCAAAATGACATGAAGAAGTGGAAATATTCTGGACTTGCACTGATCGAGGAAGTAAACAATCTTAAGCCAAGAGCAGTGTTAGATGTTGGGTGTGGATACAACGAATTCCGTGGCAAGATAGATAACCTCATCGGTATCGATCCTTACAATGACCTAGCAGACATAGAAGTCGGGACACTGGAATATAGAACGGATCAAAAGTTTGATGTAATATTATGTCTGGGGTCAGTGAACTTTGGCAACAGGGATAAGATCATAGCAGAGGTTGGTAGATGTGTAGATCTTTTGGCAGACGGGGGTACAATGTTCTTCAGGGTGAACCCAGGTGTGCAACACGACAAGCCCGAAGCAGATTGGATAGAGTTCTATGCTTGGAATGTTCCGTTCATAATAGAACTGTCTGAGATTTTCAATTTAAAAATCCTAGATATACGTGATGATAGCAATCAACGTAAGTATTTCATATATAGAAAACTAAAATAAGCAATACTGAACATAAATCAGTAGACTTTTGCTTTAATTGTGCTACAATAATGAGTAAATACCAGTAATGCAAAAACATACTAAAAGTTTATTAGAAGAATTGAGCTCAATGCCTCTTAAAAGAGACAAAGAAGAGGTCGTGGAGAGCCGTGCTTCTCACATACTGGAGTCAGCGATAAGACTAATGACATACATTAGAGAGAACTTCGATCAAGACACAGCATTCAAACTAGAAAAAAAATTCAATTCAGCACTTAAGAACATGGACGCATCCAAGTTCAGCAAAGGTGTTGCACGTATCAGAGAGAATAGAGACGTAAAAATCAACGTACTAAAAATCAAAGACGGCGAATACAAAGAGGACTAATCATGTTGATAGAAGATGTCCTAACAGAGTTTAAACGGACACACCTTGAACACATCGAAGACATAGTAATCACCGACGGCTACGAGGGCGGTAAGGCGGTGGTGGAATACTTCAGAGGACTACTACTAACACTCAAAGGATCAAGTTCAGAAGCAATGAGTGTGTCGGTCAAGTGGGACGGTGCTCCTGCTGTGGTGTGTGGTACGAACCCAGACAACGGTAAGTTCTTTGTGGGTACTAAATCGGTATTTGCACAGGCGGCCAAGATCAATTACACAAAGAAAGACATAGCAACTAATCACGGCACAGACCAGTTGGGACAGAAATTATTAAAGTGTCTTGTGCATTTAAAGAAACTCAATATACAAGGAGTTGTACAAGGTGATCTACTGTACACCGATGATGATATAACAAGAAAGAACATAGGCGGAAAGCCTCACTTAACATTTACACCCAACACAATAACATATGCGATTCCAGAAGGATCGGAGTTGTCAAAACAGATAGATAGAGCAAAACTAGGAATCATATTCCACACAACATACAACGGCGAAACACTTGCAGACATGACAGCATCAGGTGGAGCGGATGTGAGTTCGTTTGTCAAAAGCAATGATGTGTTCTTTGACAATGCCACATACAAAGATGTATCAGGCAGTGCTAAATTTACAGACGATGAAACCCAAAAGTTCTACAACAGCATTGAGAAACTGGAAACATTATTAAACAATGTGCCAAGAGACTTGTCAAGTGTACTAGGACAAAATACAGACTTCATTCCCATGTTTCAAATGTACATCAATGCAATGGTAAAGGAAGGACAGTTGCCAAGTGATGTGAATAAATTCTTGCAAGGCTTCCGTAAGTTTTACACAGACAGAATGCAACAACAAATGACAGGGCTGAAAGCACAAAAGGCCTTACAGTTGAGACAGGACAAGATGAAACAGATGCCTGTGTTCCTTAACAGAGCAAAGAAGCCATTACAGGCCATGCTTACATTCTACAAAGCGGTACAACAAATGAAAATGTTTGTGCTTAAAAAGATGAACCAGGCCATGGCCATCGGATCATTCCAACAGACGGACGGCGGCCTAGAGGTAACAGAACCAGAAGGTTTTGTTGCTGTTGACAAGTCGGGTGGTGCTGTTAAGTTGGTAGATAGATTAGGATTCTCAAGAAGAAACTTGACTGCTGTCAGCAAATTCAAGAAATAGATTCAAAGTTTTATTAATTTCTGTACCCAACTTCTCTTTATTAAAAAATGTATCAAAGTTGTACTGTCGCAATGACTGGCTTCGCAGATACATGTCTTTCCATTGAGCATCACGTAACCTATCACACACATCAACAATAGTGTTGATCCTGACGTCAGGATCCCTATCCAGGTCGTATGCCTCTTCGAAGTAGTTGTTGTATGTCTTGAATCCCATTTCTCTCAACTTCTGTAGGTATAGGTAATTGCCATGCACCACAAAAAACTGTTGAGCTATGATAGGCTTCCATATTTTCTCGGTCATGAACACATCGTTGTCGTTGTCGTTGGTCTCTGAAACAATGCTACAGGCAGTGTCGTTGTATGGCTTCTCAAATATGTCTTGATCCATTCCATACTGCGGATAGTCTGGTGCCCATGGCAATTCATATTCGGCAGGTAGTTTCCTGTCTGGCCATTTGGTGTACAAACTGTTTTCTAATATGCCTTTGTCTAACAATTTATTGTAAAGTTTTATTCTGTGTGCCCTGGTCATCTTGTTGAGATATAAGAAATCGTATTTTTTATCTGAGTGGTCAAATTTGAAAGTATTGTCCTTGTGTTTGTTGTACATGTAACACCAAAACCAACTGACCCCTCCTGTCCACTTTAAATGTTCTATTTCTATCTCTGGATGTTGTGGTGTGTTTTTTATGTTCTCCAGTGATTCCCATGGGTTTGATTTTATGAAGACAAAGCCCTGGCTGTGCAGTAGTTCGCAACGTCTTTTCAATTCTGCGTGGAACTCGGTGTTATCTTTCAATCTGTTGTTTGCTTGTCTAACATCTATTATGGCAAACCTACGATCATAAGAGTCGAGATCATAGTTGTGTAGACTGTAATACTCCCCGGTCATATCAAACTGTTGTTCCGTCAGAGTGTTCATATTAATAAACTGTTCCAGCTCAACATGATAACCTGTCTTCATGACGTCTGTTAGAATAAAATTTCGTTGCATATGCTCTATAAATACGTGTATGTTAACACCATTTTTAAAGTATGTATCTGAAGCAAAGGTCATTAGAAGACATAGTGACTTGGGTAGATATTCATTCCCAGAGGTCACAGAGAGGATATATCTAAGTTTCCTAGCACTGGCGTTGATGAGCCAACTCAAAGACACAAAGGACTTTACCAAAAGATATGCAGACCAGACAATGGCGAAAGGCACGTTCGATCAGGTGAGGATGGTCAACAACGACCTAGCCAACATGCTGGCCATAGTGTCAGGAGATCCGGACATCACGAAGAAACTAAAGAACAAGAATCAAGCACAGGCCATGAGGCAGAGACAGCCCGTACCAGTGATGGCTCTAAGGAGATACATGAGAAATTGGGCGGACCATTACAGGAATCTCACGCAACTGGAGAGAGCATTGAATGTGAACGATGCCAACTATCGTAACGTGAGGAGAGCTGTCGCCAATTATGTAAAACTGAATTCAAAACAACGTGACGATACAAACAAGAAACTTAATCAAATGTTACAATCAAAATTACCCAACACAGACATACAAAGAAAATTTAAGGAGTTATTATAATGATCAAATACATATGTGAGAAGTGCGGTTGCGAACAGCACTGCAAACGATCGTGTGCAGAATGCCAAGACTGCCCGGACTGTATCTGCAAAGACTGTGATGTCGGAAGATAGTTCCGGACTGTCCAACACAATAAGCCAAACACAGTTTGTTGCCTCAGAGGTAGAAGAATTTCAAAATCACAGGAAGCACGAGTTCTTTGTATTCGAGAAACGAAGTAAAGAATTTAAATGGTTAGATCACACAGAACATAACTCTAATTTTATACTCTATAAAAAAGCAATAGAATCTATCTCTTCGAATATTAATGCAGTAGACGTAGGTTCTAGGGATGGCGAGTTTTCGAGATACTTGACCTGGACTTTCGATCATGTGTACTGTTTTGATTATCGAGAACCATCTTTTTTTGCAAGGAATGTTGATGTTCAAAAAGTCACTCATTATAAAGTTGCACTGGGTAGAGAGTACGCACAAGAAATAGGCAGTGGCCGGAACAACTTCCGGAATCCTGTCTTCCATATCCCATATTGGCAGAGAATGAAAAACGACTCCACGTTTGATACAATCGCACCATTAGATAGTTTTAATCTGAAGAACGTTGGCCTAATTAAAATCGATGTCGATGGAATGGAACTGGAAGTACTTGAAGGTGCCATTAATACTATTAAAGAATACAAGCCAATCATAATCATAGAAGAACTGATGATGAACACAGGACGCATAAATCATGAGGGTGTGGCTTATCTTAAACAGCATGGATACACAGAGATATTCAAGCATAAGGGCAACGACATACACTCCGATTACATTTTACAGGCAAACGAGCATGGCATCAAATAAGAACAGTTATTGGGTGTTGTACGGGTCGCACACAGAACCTACTCACATGGAAGATGCTGGTGACGGACAAGCACTACAAAGAAACAACGCTCTCGAATATGTGAACAGTTGGCGTACCTGTCTTGACATAGGTAGCAACATAGGACAGTGGACTAGACCCCTCGCAAAGAAATTCAAAGAAGTTATCTGTTTCGAACCCAATCCTAATTTCAGAGAATGCTTTGAAAGAAATATAAGAAACACCAACGTGACTCTTTTTCCATATGGCTTGTCAGACAAAGAACATTCTGCACAACAAGACTTCAGTTCAACAGTTCTTAAAAACATAGATGGCGATATCAAATGCAGAACACTCGACAGTTTTCATTTAGGGAACGTTGACTTTGTTAAAATAGATGTGGACGGATTCGAAGTGCCATTGTTGAACGGTGCTAGGAAGACATTGACACATAACAGTCCTGTGATCAACATAGAAATGAAAAGAGACAAGAGGCCAGACATTGTTGCAAAATGTGAGTCTATATTGAGAGAACTAGGCTACAGGTTTGATAAATGTACGAAAAGTGACGAGATTTGGCTTAAATCGTAATATTACAGCATAATTTACCAAAATAATTTATAAATACTTGCAACTTGATTACAGAGTGTGATCAAAGTCATTTTAATCAGATAAAAGGAGGATTTAAACATGACAACTAAAGTAAACCCGGTAGCAACAACAGTACCAGCACAAATGATTGGTAAAGAATTCCAATTATTCACAGTTGATTACATCAACGCAGTAAACGGTTCAGCAGGACCAAACGGTGCTCAAAAAGCAGTGCTTGATACAATCATGCAAACAGCAACGATCATCGCGGCAGGACCATTAGGTAACTCAAACACAGAGCAAACTTTCATGACTGAAGGTGTTGACTCAGTAGTAGTTGCAACTTTACAAGCAGACATCAGAGCGTTAGGAACAGTCGATTCAGTGAACATTTCTACTGCAACTGTAACTGCAAAAGACTTAACAATCGCTGTATAATAATAGCAATTAATAAGTTTTTAGTAAAACATTTAAAAGGGTGGACATTAATTTGTTCACCCTTTTTTTTACGACTTAAATATCCTTATGCACGAGTATCATATCCACACCTTGGTTGATATAACCAACAACGGAAATCTGAAACAGCAGTTTCCCTTCAAGGCATCGTCGGGAGACGTGATACATGACAAGAACAGCCTGGCCATAGCACGTGATCAGAACTCAAACTTCAACACCATGCTACAACTTCTACAGATGAGGGGTAACATCACCTGGGAGAGCCATCCCGCGAAGATGGAACTGCCCAGTCTAGCCAATCACTGCTTTGGCGATTTCTACGAGGGAAAACAGACCACGTGGAACTTCCAGTTCTTTGTTGAGCAGTCAGGAGTATACGGCGATGTACAAGATCCAACGTCGTCCTTGCTGGAGGACTTCCATCAGGTACCTATAGTGAGTTTCTGCAAGGAGACTGCGACGTTTCCAAACAGCACTTTTGATACTGTTGGTACAAAAACTATAAACACGTACTTTTCGTACGCTGGCCCCACAGATAAATAATAGTACATTAAGGCACAAAATTAAAAACTAAGACATAAACTTTTAAGGCACACATAGGCAATGACTCAGGCTCATTTACAGGCTCTAATAACGGAGGTACGAATCCTCAAAAGAGATTTAAAAAGATATATGAGTACAACAGATTTAGAAAAACAGAACCTAGAAGCACACGTGGACCTTTGTTCAGAGAGATACAAAGGATTACATGATAGGCTTTCAGCGATCGAAGTTCGTCTGGGCAAGATGAACGAAGACATGTTAGTAGGGCAGAAATCATCAAAGACAACAATCATCATGACAGCAGGCACAGTCATCGCAGGACTACTTTCAACCATGGTAGTACTTTTGATGAAAATGCCGGTCTAATCCAACCCAAATTACCAAATATAATATATACAAGATATGTTCATACAGATTGCACCTCGGGTCAAAGTTTTTGTGACAGAGGACGACATGCAGTTCATCCAGTCTCACTGGAAAGAATCATTCCGTGGCAGTTCGCTTACACCAGAAGATCAAGACAGAGTCAAGAAGTTGTCAGACAAGGCCATATTCGTAAGGAAGAAACTTGACACCGACGTCCAATATGCTTTAAATAGAAAGATAAGGATGATTCGGAGTGAAAAGAAAAAATAAGTCAGAACTGGTAAAGCAGATAGAGGCCTATGGTCTCAAGGCCAAACTTGCGGACCTGGCACACAAGGAACAGGCACGTAGACCATTCCGACACTTACCCAAACAGTTCTCCAAAGGCATCCTGATAGGCAACATGGCGATCGTACCAAAGAAATGGTCAGGCACTAGGTATGTGTATGTGATAGCAGACATGTTGGAAGCAGTGGTGATACACGACGATATAAATCTTAAACAGACTGCAATACTAGTGGCACACCACCTAGCCGATGAAAAAAATGTGCCTTCCACCCTCCTAGAATTGGACACCAAATTTGCTTCACAACTGTTTGACATACAGAATGCCAAACGCATGATCAAAGAAGCACAGAAAGGCAAGGATGCCCAAGTAGAGGATGTTTATTGGGATAGGTTAGATGCCGCAAACCACCTAGCGGACGAATGCAAAGGCAGGATACAACAGATCTTTAGTGATACGTTCGGAGCGTAGAATATAAATAACAGTATGCAGAGCTTAGAACTTACAAAACCAGTTACAACTGAAAGTTTATTATCAGAATTTGAGTCAAGATTCAACCAGACAATGGATCTTTCAAAGTTCACTAAAGAAGATCTAGAAGACACAGCGAATCACGTGAGAACAAAGATACACGAGATCACACAGAACACACACTTCGGACAAGAATTAAAAGATGATTCATATCAAAAGAATCAAATGATGTTGGACATCATAAACCAAGCGATCACAGAAAAAAAACTTGCTGAGTATGGTGGGATGAACACAGATCCAGAAACAGGAAAAATGGTAGACAAAATTAAGAAAGCAGGTGGCATGAGTGATATTGAAAAAAAACAAGTGATAGGATCACTAGTCACAAAAGAAATGAGCAAGATGCCAAAGGGCACAGGCAAGATGGTAGCAAGTGAAGGTGTTGAAGAGCAATCAG